TGAGGTTGAGTCCGCAACAACGGTTAATGAACCGTCCTCTAGGTCGGCTGTGGAATACTTCGCTCTATTGTATTTCCACTGGTTGTATAACATTTTAGTTCAGAGTAATATCTAAGTCCGCATTCGGAATACGGAACACGTCACCTGAATCAATAGTCTTTGCAGTTGTCAATGTCGCATAAGCCATCAAGTTACCTGATGTTGCTGCATCGAACACTCCAACGTGCGTCACCGTACCCCAGTTATTAGTGGCAGTTGCCCACTCTAGTGCTGCATTGTTTGATGTGGTGTTTCCTGCAGTAGTAAATGCTACTGTCTGACGAGCGTAAGCTCCACCTGATAATTCTGTACCGCCACCTGTCTCACCGGGTGCTGCTGTGTATAAAGCCACATATAACGTAGATGGAGCTGAGTAAGCCGAACCTGCAAATACGTGGTCTAAGATTTCTGTTTCTAAAAAGTTTGTAAATGACATTATCCTTGTCCTCTTATTTTAAGTTTTAAGCCTGAGCCACTAAATCTAGCATTCTCAGATACTTCGTTTAATCGTGCAACGGAAGCGCTATACATCTGCGCCCAAATTGCAACTCTCTCATCTTCGCCTAGATACGGTGCTGAATGTAGTAGTGTGCCATAAAGGTACACATCAGGTGCTTCTAGTAAAAGCCAATTATTAGCATTACTTGAACTAAGAGCTGTTGTCTTAGCGTAGTAAAGCAATTCTGTGTTTGTTTCAGCAGAAGGTGTTGGGTAGAACTGAAATTGACCGTCTGCGTGTGTGTAATGTGTTGCTGTTCCTGAGGCATCATTATTAGATGCTCTCTTGTCTGCCATAGCTGACCTAGAGATTAAATCAAGAGGTGATGTTCCGTTGTCTGTGACGTGGAATCTAATAGTCTCCATCCAATCAGTAGGTATCTGTGAATATTCATCTCCACCTGACTGTTGACCACTAGCGCGTTTCTCCATCTTCCAATGACGAATGTCTCTGTTAATCTGAGATTCAGCTAATGCAATGAAGTTATCAATAGCCGATGATAAGTCATCTCTATTAAGAAAGTCCGCTACTGCGGATTTAAGAGTTGCGTACGTGTTTATAGCCATAATTTCATTATATCCCTATTTGATTGAGGTTGGAGGGTTATTGTTGTACTTGAGTATATGGTCAACATAATCTGCTTCGCTACCTGTCCAATTATCTTGTTTACGCCAACGATTTATCTGCTTTTGTGACGGAGTATTACTATTAAATTTTTGGTATCTGTTCTTATAAGCAGACTTCATGCCTTTCTTTATAATTGCATCAGTGAAATGCTCTAATGAGTCTTTTCCGCCTTCGTGCTTAGTGATAGCCTTAATCATCTTGTACATATTCTCATCAGACAATTTGGTTGTAGCAGATATACCGACATCTCTAGCCACGTCCTTGATGTATGACTTAGTGTCGTTCTCTTTGCCGTTTGGAGCGTACTTATTAAGAATCTTAGTGATTGTATCAAGTCCACGCTTACGTTTGTTTGTTAGGTCTCTAGTCAATGCTCTGATGCCGTTCTCAGGCTTATCAAATACAACAAAGCTACCTTCGGCTACAGTTCCACCTGACTCTGTACCTGTCATGCCGTTCCACTTAATGCCAAAGTCTTTAATGTTGCCCGGATTGTTACTACGAACATTACGTACTACTTTAGGTTTTTTAACGCCATCAAGAACGCCATTCATAGGAATTTCATCTTCAGCTTGTGATTCTGCACCACCTGCTAATAGACCACCTGTAGGTATAGCAACCGCTGCCTTATTAGGCTTGGCTACTGATGTAGCTCCATACATTGATTGACCCTTATTAACATTGGCTTTTAATCCAGGAGTTATGTCTATGTAGTTAATTTCTGTCGGGTTTGGAACTTTATCACCGCCATATTTCGTTGAAAAATCAGTAAATTCAATCTTTGTCTTGCCTGTATTAGACTGATTCTGTTTAGCAAACTTCTTAGCAAAGCCCGGTAGTTTCTTATCGTACATATTTTCGTACAACTCTCTGTATCTTTCTGAGTATAAGCCTACTTGCTGTTGTGAGTTAGTCCAAGCAACTCTATCGTAGTCACCTTCTGAAGCAATCTTCATAGCACGCTTAAATGCCATCTCCTGCCACTTGTCATTTTTCAGAGGAGCGTCAGGAACAGTTCCCATAAGGGCAAGTTTTTCTTTTTCTATCTCATCAATCCTTTTTAATATTCTTGGGGTTACATCATTGAAACCTGGGTTATTTTCCTTAGCAACTGCGTATTCACGCTTCAAGTTATCAGCCTCTGTTCCCAACTTCATAATCTTGCGTTCATTCTCTTTGGTTGAATAACCACCCTTTCGTCCTGACTGATGCCAATCAGATTGTAGCTCTTCAATGAACAATACTTTGTTGCCATCTATGTCAGTTCTATCGGATACACGCAAATGTCCTACTACGTTGTCTTCATCAAAATGTCCGCCTCTATAATCTTCACCACTTAAAGACTTAGATGTTATAGGAATCTCTCTGTAAGTATTTACATCAAGACCTTTTTGTGTAAAGTCAGAGTATTTAGTCTGTGAATCAGTGCCGTATCCTATGTCATTATCATAAGCATATTCTCTAATTTGTACGTTAGCCTCATTGATACTATAAACAGGTTGACCGCCATTAAGATAGTCTCCATCAGGGTCTCGGATTGTTATCCCTATGTCTTCATTACCTGTTGCAGTAAAGTTGTGTCCATCAGTACCTGTGTTCCACTCATAAAAAGGATTCTCTGCATAATCTGCCTCAGCAATGTCATACGTAATGTCATCTATATCAAAATCTAAGTCATCTATATCACCGTCATCTATCTTTTTACCAATCTGACCTGCCCAATCGTCTACGTAACCATCAGTAGTTCCTCTTTTGTTCTGAAGTTCAATCAAATCTTGTTCGAAGCTTTTTTCTAGTTTTTTTAGAGATTGTTCTTTTGAATAATATGAGGAGTCTTCGACCGATAGGTTGTTATCATTAATATATTTATTAACATTTTCAACCATATTTGCTGAATCCTCATGAAGTACACGGTCTAGTTCACGTTGCTTAATCTTTGCATCGTCAATATACATATCAATCGTTTTAGGGTACTTCTCTGGGTCAGATTTATGTAGATGTTCAAACAACCTATTCATCTCAAATTCGTCACTAGAGTTCAATTCATACTTTATGTCTTCAGCACGATTATAGATATAATCAGTATCATCAAGAACAGTCACATTTCCACCGTCTGCTCCTTCATACCAAGCAGGGTCATCTAATTGAGTTTCATTTAGTTGGTCTCCTCCTGCATCTGAACTTCCCAGATGTTGTGTCTCGTCTAGCTGAGTCTTGTTTTTACTGATGTGATTAAGAAGACCCGTCTTAGTTACACGCTCATCCTTTGTTTTAGCATTCGATAAGTAGTCAAGAATGCCTGTCTCTTTCATCTCATCTACAGTTACACCGTTCTTTTGCATGAACTGTCTAATGTGGTCAGGATGATTAGTCTCTTGCTTTAATTTGTTTACTACGTTCTCTGACTCTGAATAGAAACCTAGTTCATCAATCTGTGTTCTTGCATCAACACCGGGCTTAACCATACTCTTTCTAAGCGTCTGTTCGGTCTCAACACCGGGTATCTTACCTGCCATAGTCTCTGCTTTATTTGCAATATCGCCTAACTCTTCTAGTATCTTAGCCTTTAGATTTGGGTTGTTCTTGATGGCTTGATAACCTACGATAGCAGCATCAAATGGCGCACCTAATAATCCTTCCTCTAAGAAGTTTTTACCGTATGTTTTTAATTTCTCTAATGAACTAGACTCATCATTAGTGTCTGCCATCAAGTATTCAGTGAATGCGTTACGGTATTCTGTATCCTGAATCATTGTTGATAAGTTGCCCTCTGTAGGGTCTGTAGTAGCTGTACCACCAAATATAGCACCTACATACTTCACAAGGTTAGGAGCTTGACCTAATAGCTTTACTCCTGCTGTTGCTCCGCCTAAGTATGAACCTGCAACCTCTACACCTTCACCAAGCATAGGGTAGTTATAGTTAGGTTTGCTAGGGGTTAGTATCTCTCCGTCATTCTCATCAAAATACTCTTCCCCTAAAGCTACATTACCTACAGTCTTTCCAAGTTTTACTGCATTTCCAACACCCCGTGAATAAGCACCGGGTATAGCACTTAAAACATCTTCAGTGCCTCTATTCAATACATTGTTAGCTAGAACCTCATCGCCACGCTTCATAGTTTCCCAAGCATCTGATGCTGAATCTTTTATATTGCCGTAAATGTCTGTAGCAAGTGGACCTAGAACATCTCCAACTGTATCGATAGCATCTGAACCAAACTGTTTAGCCGTATCTATACCTTGATTGATATTGAAGTTTGTTTCGGCATTCTCATTCCAAAACTTAGTAGCATTAGGGTTAGGTGTAAATGTAGGCTTAACTTCAGGCTCAGGAATAACATTAGGTGTAGTTCCGTTTAATGCGTTCATTTCTGTCATTGGGTCGTAACCAAGTCTGCTGATATTAGCTTCTTTAGCTGAACTATCCCATTGGAATCTGTTTGCTTTGTCTAGTGCTTGGTCAACGCCTTGCTCATAAGCATTAGCATCGGGAATGATATTGCCAAATGAGTCTCTGTCTGAAAGGTTCATAGTTGAGCGATGCTCTTCTAATATGTCACTCATACCGAAAGAACCCATAGCTTTCTCAAACTGTAAGTCAGTTAGTGCCTTGCCTTCTTTCTTAAACATTGCCATCATTTCCATTGCTTTAGATGGGTCTACGTTTGGTGTTAGGTCTTTGAATGTTCCTGTATCTCTCTGTGCTATTCTCTCACCGCCTTGGTAACTACTCATAAGGTTACGAGCATCATCAAAGTTAGTTTGTTCAGGTAGCCATGGTGCGATACTGCCTCTATTATCTTGCGCTACTGACTCTACTGCGTCACGAGGTCGTAACGAAGTCGTAGGTGCTTGCTGTCTACTCCAAGTCTGATTGTCGCCTAATGAGCCGTAAGCTCCTTCAGGTATTTGTTGACCTTGACCTTGTGAATAAGACTGACCTATTGGACCTAAGTATTCTGTTGGTTCAGGTGTTGGTATGTTGAATGATGATGCCTTTCTATGACCTTCAATAAGAGGTGTTCTTGGGTCTGCTTGGTAAACATTGCCTTGACCATCATATCTAGTCTCTCTACTTGATGGAGCATGAATAGCATTGAATCTGTCGTGTTCTTCTTGTGGAACTCTATTAACGCCCGGTTGATTCATTAAGTCAGGAGTAGGTTGTGCCTTTGGAGCTACATTCTGTGGCGTAAACTGCTCACCACTGTAGTAATTGTCTCCATAGTTAAGCAATGAAGGTTCTTCAGGTACGTCAAATCTCTGGGTAGATACTTCTTGTCTAGCTGTTGTGTGTCCTTGAGCTAAAGGAGCTTCAACTCGTGACTGATAAGCATTGCCTTCAGTATCGAATCTTATCTCCCAATTATCTTGAGTTGGGTCATAGACTGTGCCACCACCTGTAGAAGATACACCTGATTGACCTAATAAACCGTCTAATAAACCCATACTACTCTTCCTTAAATTGTTGGTAATTTAACATGTCTTCTTCTGTCATGGGAGAGCCGTCAGGATTTAAACCTAACATGTACATCTCTTCTTCGTGAGAAACGATGCTATCTGATGGGGATAATAAAGATAATAATCCTAAGCGCGGAAGTGCGTAGCGGACAAGTGGAGTAGGACCTGTTTTGAGCATTTTAGGTGTGAAAGCCTTTGCCGGTCTCCATCCTGTAATACCCTTGCCTATCTGACTCTTTGATTCT